ATAAGAAGGGTTGGGATCAAGAGGCTATTGATGATGCTATCGAGAACTTCTCAACATATCGTAAAGAGAACTACGTTACACAGAAGGCTCATAAAGACGAGAAGATGGGTAATGCAAAGTTTATCCGAGTGGTAGAGTTCAGTGCGGAGATGCCGGAGAGTTACTTAACGGATAAAGATGAGGACAAGGATATTGTTCCGCAGATGTGGGTGGTAGTAATGCCAGAGGCTAGTAAAGGTGAGATGAAAGGTGAGGGAGTTGTATTGTTCAGTGAGAGATTGAGTAATGAGGAGTATAGGGAGAAGTTGTATAAGGAGTTGCATTATGACAAAGAGCGTGGACGTTGGTTAGGATATGGAGTTGTGGAAGATTTGTTTGAGATGCAAGCGTTAAAGAACTCACAGATTAACTTTGAGATTAAGGCTATGGAGTTGGCCAATTTGATCTTATTGGCTACTAACGACAAGAACTTCGCAAAGAATGTGCTAACAGATTTAAGTAGTGGAGATGTTGTTCAGGTGGAGGGAGCGTTAACACGAATCCCTACGGATGTAAGAGCAATGAATGTCAATCAAGCAGTGGCTAGTCAGATAAGTGATTTGGCTAATGAATTGGCTAATAGCTATGAGGCAACTACTGGTGAGACAATGCCATCAGGAACACCATTTAGACTTGGGTTGTTATTAAATCGTAATGCTAACAAGTTATTTGATTTCATCCGGCAGAACTATGGATTGTTTATTGAAGAGATTGTTAGTGATTGGGTGTTACCGGACTTAATGAAACGATTGACCAAAGAGCATTTATTACAGATTACAGACAAGGATGAGTTTAAATATTTGGCTAAAGAGGTGGCAAAGAAACAAGCATGGGATTACATTAAGGAGGCAGTAATGGAGACAGGAGAGTTTCCTAGTGCTGATGAGGCTAGACAGTTGGAAGAGTTATTGATGGCTCGTGCTGTTGAGACAAATGGTTTAGCGGTAAACGTGCCTAAGGATTTCTACAAGGATGTACAAGTTAAGGTTGTGGTAACTGATGAGGGATTAGATAAGGCAGAGAGATTGACTACATTGACTACTATTTTACAGATATTGGGTGCAAGTCCTGAATTGATCGGAAGTCCAGTGTTAGCAGAGATTCTTGATTTAAGTGGGTTAAGTGAGGTGGATGTGGCTAAGATGCAAGAACAGCCAGTACAGACCCCTTCAGGAGCGTCTCAGCCAGGAGCACAGAGTGCGCAGCAGTTACAGCCAAAACCAAAGACAGAGGCACAGATAATTAACGAGGGATAATATGGACAACAAGAAGTTAGAACAATTAGCTCGGAGTGATTATTTCGATATGATGAAAGAGTTGATTGAGGAAGAGATTGGAAAGATGAGAGAGGCAGGGTTTGAGAGTGTTGTGGTGGAAGAGGTTGCATTGGAGGCGTTGAGTAGGGAGAAGGCGGTGAGAGTGTTAAGGGGTATTATTAGTTTGATAGAACGTTTTGTTGATGAGCCAAAGGAGGGGGCAAAGCGTTCGTTTAGATAGATTTAGATAGATTAAATAAATTGAGAACAAACTCATAAAAAGTAATTAAGGAAAAAACCTTACAAATTATATGACAGAAGAAAATCAGGAGAATGTAACTCCTAATGAAACAAATGCAGCAGACAAAACTGTAGAAAATGATGTGAACTTTTCGGAAGAAGAGTTAGAGTTTATGGACGAGGAGACTTCTAAAAAGCTTAAAACCGCCATTGAACAAAAGAAACATTGGCGAGACAAGTTTGAGAAACAAGCGCAAGAGTTAGAAAAGTTGCGTACAACTCAACCTGTAAAGGAAGAGAAAAAAGAAGTTACTACGCCCGCTGGTGAGCCAGACAAGTTTACGTTGTTAGAGTTAAAGGTTGAGCATCCAGATTTAAAAATGGACTTAATCAAAAAGGCTGTAGCATACGCTAAGGTTGAGGGAAGTTCGCCAGAAGAAGTTATTAAATCATCATATTTTAAGGCTATGGTGAGTGAGGAGGCGCGAAAAGATAGAGTTGAGGGGGCTACAACTGAATCATCAAGTAGATCTGGATCAGGCTCAATTAGTTTTGAGAAGATTGCAGCTGATGAGACGGGAGAATCTTACCGAAAATTAGACTCAGAAAAACGGGCAGAGTTCCGTGAGTATTTGAAAAGTAACGATTCCAGTGGTGGACTTAAGTTTATGAAGCGTTAACACGCTTATTATGGCCTAGAGGGAAACTTTTATGGCTAATAGTTTAACCGCTCTTAACAAGGAAGTGTGGTCTGATGAAATGCAATTGGTGCGAGAAAAAATGACAGTTGCAATGGAATTGGCAAACATGGAATTGAGAGCAAAATTAAGTGACGGCGACAAGGCACATAAACCTTATCGTTCAAACTTATATGCAGTTAATTATACGAAGGCAACTTCATTAACTGCACAAGATGTATCAGCAACTGACGAATACTTAGATGTTGATCAAATCAAAGCAGTACCGATTTATTTGGATGACATTGATGCAATCCAAAACAGTTATGCATCACGTTCAGCGTTTGCGCGTGATATGCAAGAAGATTTATCTCGTCAAATGGACGCTAAGTTCTTGGCTGAGGTTGCTAACGCTACAAGTGATGTTGATGACGGTGATGTAGGTGGTTCAAGTGGATCTCCGATTACTGTATCAGTATCAAACGTAAGTCAAGTTTTCACATCTGCTTCACGAAAATTGAACCAGTTGAATGTTAAACAAGATGGTCGTTTCGCTGTTATTACTCCTGGTATGTTGGAACAAATCCAATTATATCTTGCTGGTAAAGACACAGCTTTCGGTGATCAAGTTGGTGCTAATGGTAAAGTTGGAACACGATTTGGTTTTGATATTTTCGTTTCAAATAACTTGAAATATCATGCTAAATGGACTCCTGCTAACAACCCATCAGATGCAGATACAATCACTATTAACGGAGTAACATTTGAGTTCAAGACAACTCCTGCTACTGCTGGACAAGTTGATATTGGTGGTTCTACAGCAGCTACTTTGGACAATTTAGTTGCAGCATTAGAAAATGCTAACGGATATGCTCCAGGAGCAGGTTTGGCTTCTACATATTTTGAAGTTAGTCAAGCTGATCGTGCTAAATTAGAAGGAATGGATGCTACTGACGGAACTACAAATGTAGAAATTGATATTACTGGTGGTGGTGAAATCGCAGTTAGCGGTTCAGAAACAGCTGACGTGTGGTCAGAAGAAACAGTATATTGTATGTTCGGGCGAAAGGGTGCTATTGACATGGTTGTTCAAGCAGCTCCTTCAATCAAAGTACAAGATGCTGAGTTGAAGTTAGGTGTATATTTGATCGCTTACGATTTATATGGAATTAAAACATTCTCTGACGGTGCTGACGCATTGGTAGAGGTTAATGTTGTTCCTGTTGTCTAGTTGATATAGGGGAGAGTGCTTAATTGTACTCTCCTCCTTTAAGTAAATAACGTATTGAGACCTTGGGGTAAGGGCTAAATGCCTCTCAATACAAGGAGAATTATTATGAGCATTCCAAAAGGAAAAGCGTTTAACCGACCTGTAAATGCACAGTATGTTGGTTTGAACGGAGAAGTGATTAGTGTTGGAGGAACAGACGTAAGAGTTTTGTTAATTGACGAAGACACTAATGTATTGATGTGTAGTGGTACAACCGCTCCTAGTTCAAAAGCTGGGTATGCTAAAGCATGTATCTTTATTAAAACAGATGCCGGTGCTGGAACAGAAGGGTTATACCGAAACACAGGGACAACTACAAGTTGTTCATTTGAGGCGTTGGACACAATCACTGCTGGTGAAATTGCTTTAGCAACAGGTAGCGTATTGGTTGGAACTGCTGGTGTTGCTGCTGCATTAGATGCAAGCACAGACACAGCTATCTTGATTGGCAATGGTACTACTATTGCTGCTCACGTTTTGAATACTGATGTAACAATGTCAAACACTGGTGCTGTTACAATCGCAGCTGGTGTGGTTACAGCTGGTAAATTGGCTTCAACATTAGATTTATCTGGTAAAACGGTGACTGCTGGTGAGTTGCTTACTAAATCAAACACTGGTATTCCTGGAACAAACGTTACTGCTGTTGAGTATGGTGAAGGGCGAAACCACACAACTGTATTGACTATTTCAGGATTGGAGTACACGATTGCTGGTGCAGCTGATGAAGCTATCGGTAAATTGATTTATACATTCCCTGCCGGAGTACACACGCACGAAGTATCTTATATGAGTGTTGCATTACAAGGTGGTGGAACAATTGACGCTGATACTCCTGAGGTTGGTATTGGGTCAGTTATTGCAAGTGGTGCGGTTGCAACGTTAGGTGCTGTTGGTGCTACTTCAGAGGACTATATCGTTGGAACTGCTGCTGCTGATTGTAGTGGTACAGCAACAGTTGTTGGGCCAGTTGGTGCTACAGCTGGAGTTTTGACAGGAATTTCTTTGAATAAGGCTGCTGACGTGAAAGCAGTTCACTTGAACATTGCTGATGGATGGGCTGGTGCTGACACAGCAACAGCTAGTGGAACAGTTGTTTTAAAATGGACTACAATTGCTTAATGGTTTTTTGAGGGGTTTCCTAAAAACCTCTCTCCCCTTATGGGGGTTACTAAATTATTGTAAAAACTAATATGTATATTTATAAATTAGCAAATGCTGCTGCAAGTAAGATTACAGTTACAGCAACAGCAACAACCTTATTCGATTTGCTTGATACGGCAGCGGGTACGGCCAACGGGCTTCCGGGCTACTTGAATGCAGTGGATTTGGTCGTAGAGGATGGTGATGTACGAATGTTACTTGATGGTAATACGCCAACAGGAACAAATGGTATATTGTTATCTTCTGGGGTTATGTATTCTTTCAGAGGCATTCCTTTGACACAGATGAGATTAGTTCGTGTTACTGGTGATGTTTCAGTTAGTGTACAGGTAGGTAAATCAGAGGCAGGAGAAGGGTCAAGTGCCGCAGCTTTTGATGTTACATTAGAAGCAGGAACAGTGACTATTGGTGGGGTTGATATTACAGAGATCGCTGGAACAGCAGTGAATGTAAATGGTGGCAACAGAGATGCCGGAACAATGACAGTTACATTGGCTGATGACGATCCAGCGACTGTTAGCTTGGGATTATTAGATAACGTTGTATTCGCAGATGAAGACGCTTATACGTTCGGTACGAGTGGTGTAGGGGCGTTCGGAGGTGTTTATAGCGCAGCTGGTGATAACGTAGCAGACGGACAGATTGGTGCGTTGGCAATGAGCATTGCAAGACACTTGCTTGTTCAATCAGATTCTTATGACAGTGGGACAACTGCTGACAAGGGTTATGAGGTGAGTCCAATTAGTACGCATCATGTTGAAGAAAAGACTACGATTACTAATGCAACAAGTGCGGTTGCTCAATATGTATATCTTGACATGGATGGATACAGAGATTTTGGTATTCAGTTCATTAAGACTGGTGGCGTTGATACAGTAACCTTTACAGTTGAAGCAACATTACAAGACGATGGAACGGCTGCTGCATCTTGTTTTTACGAGGACGTTACCTCTGATTGGTTTGGAGTGGCAAACTGGACTACTGGTGACTATATTATGAGTCAAGGTGGTGTTGTTGCTAAGTATGTTAGATTAAAGGTTTTAACCGCTGGCGGTAATAACGATGCAGACTTTACAATACTCACTAAGAAACTTTACTAAATTATATGGCTAATAGAATGGGTAAGGACTATGTCCCTACAGCTGACAGTGCTAATAATGTCGTGATGAGCGATGTTATTGGTAACAAGTCAGACACAACAAGTGGTGATTCATTGGTTGCGCAAGCAAAGACATTGGCTGCACGTTCAGTGCCAACAATTACATCTGGTACATTTAGTTACTTGGATGCAGGCGGACAGCAGACAGTGGACACACTAACAATTACAAAGGCAACAGAGCTTTTCATCATGTTTGATTTAAGCAACATGACACAGGACGGAGACATCTTTATTTTGTCAAAGGTTGATGGAACCAACTTGAGAGGTATTGCTAATTTGCAGGTTAATTCTTTTCAAGACGGAGCAAGCACTGGTCCGATATATGTAAACACTGACGTTGCGATTGCTTATGCTGAATCAGGTGGTGATGAGGGTGCGGCGAGAGATTTACCTTATAGAATCATTCAGATAACAAGAGAGGCTTAATAAATTAGGGGGGGGAAACTCCCCCCTTAAATAAAATAAATATGGCAAAAGATTATAACAAGCTTTGTCCTAAGTTAAGCAAGCATATTGCTAAGGAGGTGGTTGATGCAGACTTAACTAAGGCAGAGAAAACAGCAGAGGCTATCCCTAATTTAACAAAAGCAAAAGTTGAGGCTGCTTATGAATTATTAAAGGTGGACCCTCAACACATTAAGATTGCGGTTGAAGTTGGGTTGACGGTAGAGCAAGTAAAAGAATTACACGCAGAGATATTGGCTTATGTAAATTACATAGAAGAAGAACTAACTAACTAAATATATGGCAATTGATTATTCGTCAGTATGCCCCACTATAAGTCAGTACATTGCAATTGAAACGATTACAGCTGATACTGATCCGACAGAGAGTGTGGCGGAAGAGCCAACAACTTTAACACAGAGTTTGATTGAACAGGTATATGCGATGCTCATTGACGACCCACAGCACTTGAAGATATCAATGGAGACAGGAGTAACATACGCTCAGGTAAAGGCGATGCATGACGAGATTTTAGCCTTTAAAAATTACACAGAATAATATGTTAACTTATCCGAAAATAAATCCGCCCGAGGGAGTGGTGTTTCGTGAGCAGTTTATCAATGACACCTTTGTCACAGACAACGGTGGTACTTTGGTTGGAGCACCAACGGTTAGTAATGGTGTTACTTTGAATGGGACTAACCAGAATGTAACTTATTCTCAGACAGTTAAGAGCGTGAAAAGCGTTAGTATTGTTTTGAAGGCAACAACTACATCGGAGGATATTATTGATTTTGATGGAGGAACACACACCATTGAAGTAAGTGGTGGTACGATTACCGCTACTGGATTCGCAGCTCCAACTATCTATGTTAATGGGGTAGTTTCAAGCACGCTTACAACTGATAAGAGTGTTATTACTGTTACAACAGCTACGGCGTTTGATGCAACTGCACTGGATATTGGACACGAAACTACATACTTTGATGGAACTATTTATGAGGTTGATTTAAGAGATAGAGTTTTAACAGCATCAGAAGTAGAAGATAAATTCTTACAACAAACATTCAAAGAACCAACACCAGAAAACTCAGAGATTTGGCTTTCATTAAGAAGTCATTATTTTGATTCAGGGGTTAGCAAGGAGGTAACTACTAACTTGGGTAATATAAATTCTGACCAGGTGAGATGGGGTGATGGTTCAACAACAACGACATACCCGGCATTATTGGATAATGGTGGTATTTATTGTACTGGAGGAGCAAACCCAGACTTTATTCAAGGTCCAAGTACTCTAAGCACGGTTGAGGGAGAGAGTTATACGTTCTCTGCGTTAGTTCGGGTTATAGGAACAGCTGGAAATGATTATTTGTTTAGTTTCAAAAATGCGAGCAGTCAAGGTTTTGCTGGATTTTTGAATGGTGATACCTTCACCTTGTTTGCTGATTCTGGCGGTGCTGGAAACTTAGTTAGCTCAACTGGATTTGGAGAGGGAGCTGGATTATATCACATTGCTTGTGTTGTGCGCTTTAACGGAAGTGGCTCATCAACAACTAATTATGATTACCTGTTGTATAAGAATGGAGAGCTAGTGGCCTCTACATTGAATCAAGATACGTTCACTGCAAGCACTGGAGACGTTAGATTTAAAATTGGAGTAAACGAATCGAGCAGTAATGGATGGGCAGGAAACATTTTCTCACCAGTGTTTACTAGACAGGCTCTAACACCTACCCAGATTAAATGGTTAAAAGAATATAGCTATAGAAACTTAAATATATGAGCAAAATAAAAGACAAATATAAACCAGACATTGAGTTCGACTTTAGAAGAGGGACTTATTCTGAGCTATCAACTGGTTATCCGTCAACTAGCAATACGACCGGTGCTTATTGGACAAATACGAACAAGGGTCGTGCTATAAAGGTTGCTTCGCTGAACTTTATTAATATTGGTAATGTTGGTGACTTTGATGCGAATGCTGGAGATGGAATCACAATGGCTATTCGGTTTAGAACAACTGCAACGACCACACAGGTTTTTACTAGTAAGTCAGAGGGGGCAGCTAATTATACTGGTTGGAACTTCTATATGGATGCTAATGGCAGACCGACATTTAGAATCTATGATGCAGGTTTGGCCAGTGGTATTAATGTATACATTTCGGAGATTGTTAATGATGGCAAGTGGCACACACTTATAATGACCTACGATGGAACAGATGCAAATGGAGTTACTATGTATTTGGATGGAGAAAAGGGAACGCACACAGTTGTTAATAATGTAGCCTTTGGTGGAAGCACGCTTAACGCTCAAGACTGGAACTTGTTTGAAGCTAGTTATGGGTCACTACACTTTGACGGAGAGGCACAGCAATTACTCCAGTTCCCAGTTGACGTAGTTTTAACTGGGTCGGAGTGTTCACAGCTATACACTGAACTAGAACAGGAAGCACATTATGACGCAGTGGATACTAAGACATTAAGCAATCCAGCAAGGACTTTAATCGCTGACGGTGATATGGAAGAATCTGGAACGACTGATTGGACTGCCGTGAATAACGCTACCCTAACGAAGCAAACAACTACTCCGCATGGAGGAGCTAGATGTTTAAGGGTTGAAAAGAATGGAACTAATTTTCCGTACGCCAAACAGGGCACGGCAGTTATAGGAAAAACATATAGGGTTACTGGATGGGCTAGAACAGACGGAACTGTTGGGGTTGCCAGACTGTTTGTTTCCGACCTAAACAAGCCAATATCAGTTGCAACAACGGCTAATTGGACATACTTCGACCAGACTGTTACAGCCACAGCAAGTACGGTTTTGATTGCCTTAATGGCACTTACTTCTGGTGCAGATGGTGAGTATTGCGAGTTTGATGATGTTAAGGTTCAAGAAGTACCTAACGCTGATGATGTTTATATTGCAGACGGTAAAGGTTGGAACGAGAGTGTAGCTAATGTAACAAGTGGATTCTTAGAGAACACAGGTTGGGAACGACAGTCTGGAACATTTGCGATAGATGATACTGGCACTAGTTTCAATAAAGAGATTACGTGTGTTGGGACAGGAACAGTTGCCAAACCATGCCAACAGGTATCTGGAACGTGGGAGTTTGATTACACTAAACAAGATGGGTCAGCGGTTACACTATATTTTATTGCAGACAGCAAAGATACAAGTGTTCTGAATGGGTACGGTATTCCACTGACAACCACAGAAAGGGTACAACAAAAAGAATACTTGAACGGAGCAGGTAGCACGCCTTGGCAGACTGCTGAAGACACTTTCCCTGTTGGAGTATCTGTTGGTGTAAAGATAACCAGAACAGCCGCAGGGTTAGTGAGGGTTTATTTGGACGATGTTGAGGTAACGACAGCAGGTGGTGGAAGTGGAAGTTATCCTAACACTGATTTGACTTATACAACGTCCAGCTTCTTTGTGGCTACTATGGGCAATGGAGACATAATCAAGAACTTCCGATTCTTACCTTATATCGAATAATTGTTGATAAGTTATTTGATTGCAAGTAAAGAAAGTGATATAATATAATTAAATAGAGAGCTATGTCTAATGGAACAACAGATTATAAGCTGGGAGAGATAACAGCTGAATTAAAGGATATGAATAGACGATTTTCAAAGAACGACACAGACCACAAGGAGATGTTTGATAGCATTTCTGATTTGAATGCTTGGCGCTGGAAGGTTGTGGGAGCTTCAGCCATTGTGGGGTCTATCGTTACGTTTATTGGGTCGCTTTTTGTCAAAGTGTTTATTTAAAATATAGGAGGAAAAAATGGAAAGAGGATTCGTATTTTGGTGTAACTGGTGTCATGGGTTGAGAGATCATTACTTGCTGGCTGGGCATCGCAACATAAAGCGCAACCGCTTGAAGAAGACAACGTCTATCTCAGAGTGGTTTGAGTGCTGTAGCTGCGGTGTCCATAGCTATCAGGAGTCAATGGAGGTCAAAGATGAAGAATGAGTTTCCGTGCATTAACTGCTGGGGGTACACAGATCATCGTGTAACAGTCATCAACAAAGAGGACGAGTGTCCTATCACCAACAAAGTCAAATACTGGAAGAAGCTGACGTGCCGCAAATGTGGTTGTGTTAGTTGGCTGACAGTAAAAGACAATGAAATTCATAACCATAGGAGGATATGATGAAAAGAGGAACATACAAACGCACGGTGATAGCTGGAGACTTTCACGTCTCTGCGCATGACCCGCATGCGTTCAAGTTGTTTATCAAGTTCTTGAGGTGGTACAAACCAAAGACCCTTATTATCAACGGTGACTTTCTGGACTGCTACACGATTAGCCGGTTCGACAAGTCGCCGATGAACAGGGAGACGCTGCAAGAGGAAATCAACGCGGGCAAAGCATTGCTCTTGAAGATTGCCGCTGCGACTCCTGGATGCAAAAGGATTTATGTCTTTGGCAACCACGAGAACCGTCTTGAAAAGTACATGATGCGTAACGCCCGCGAGCTTTACGGAATCTTCACTCTTCAGGACTTGTTGGATGTCAACGGACAGTACGAGTTCATTAACAGCACGCTGGACGATAACTACTATCAACTTGGCGAGCTGTACGTTGGTCACTGGAACAGGGTGAGTAAACACTCGGCCTACACGGTAAAGAACATCATGGCTGACCGACAGGTTAGCATCGTACAGTCGCACACTCACCGAGCTGGAATGTATATGCAGACCGGACTTGGTGGGTTCATTGAGGGCTGGGAGATTGGTTGCATGTGTGACCGCAAGCCGGAGTATTGTGTCCGCCCGAATTGGCAGCAAGGATTCCTTGTTATCGATCCGGTATTTGGTGGTAGGAACTTTCAGGCAACCTTTACGAAGATATTCCACAAACACGGAATGTGTTTCTGCGGGTACGCCGGGAAGACTTTCGCCATCAAAGAGGTAGATGATGAAGTGTAAACCACGGAGGCAGGAGAGATTCCCGTGTACTGGATGTGGGCTTGTGTGTGTGTGTTCTGTTCTCAGGTGCGAGATGCTTGAACTGGGCGAATGCTGGGTAGTAGCTAAATGCCAGGTTTGCGGAGAGGCAAGTATGCACATGATTATGGGACACATACGAACTTGCAAAACTCTTGAAAAAAGAAAAAGGAGGATGAAATGAAAGCGAGGTTTTGCAACAGGTGTCAGACTGATTCGCAGATGTTGTTCTTCACTTGTAAAAGAGTGAACGCCAAGACCTGCGTGGTTTACATGAACTGCGTAACGTGTGAAGCAACTCACAAATACGTTATGAAACGTGTCAGGTTGTGTCCTGATTGTCCTCTCGGCCAGGTAAAGGCTCTTGAGGCAAAAAGGAGGTGCAAATGATAGACGTAGGAACAGTAGTGAAACTTCATTGTGACGTATGCGACAAGGAGCGACCTTTCGTTGTAATGCTTAGGCCTTACATGCGGGGGTATCAGCTCCTGACAATGGCAATGTGTTGCCACTGCGACATGCTTGAGCGAGTTGAGCTAGTCGAAATAGAGGTAACGCATTGAATGCTGACGTTGAACAGAGGGGTTTGACAACGTCACGCCCCTCCATTATTAAAGTAAGTTATTAAAATATGACAAAAAAAGCGTTGTTAAGAAGGGTTAAAGCGCTAGAGGAAGAGCTTGGATTGGTT